GAACAGAAGTCCAAACAGTCCACAAATTGAGGCGTTTTTTATACAACAGAGATTAAAGGGATATATTCAATTTGAGGAAAATATTGCCGACAATGCAGTAAAGATATTTCTCAGGGATTTTCAACCATTATTAAAACAATATCCGTATATCACATTCAGTGATGCAGACTTACTTATAAGCAATACCGCCAATACATTTCAGGAAATTTGGCAGATACTTCAACATCCAGAAGTAGGCGTATGTACGGTGGATTTGAACATGAGTAATTTTCCTCATCATATTGCTAAACCTACCGATTGGATTCCGAGGCCAAAACAAATAACCAAAGACTATATTTGGGGAGACTCAGGAGCACACCTTATGACCCTTCAGAATAAAGACTTAGATATTCTCCTTAATGCACCACAAGCCATTGACGGAGCATTTCGTATGGCGTGTGCTTCAAAGGGATTAAGGTGGGTAAAGACAAAAAATGCAAAGGCATATCATCTGACTTGGGATTATTATGTGCAAGGGCATCCATATTATGAGTTCAGAAAAAACAATCCAAATATTTTCAACCAGACAAAAATCTGTAATTATAAAACAATAATATGATAATCCATTCTCGAAAATCACTTGACATACTTGCAGAAATAAGCAAGACCGTAAAGACATTTCATCATCACTTTCATGTTCTATATGACATAGCGAGTACTTATGAAGGCGAAATAAACTATGTGGAAATAGGATGTTATGCGGGAGCGAGTGCGTGCTTGATGACTCAAAGACCAAAGACAAATGTGTTTTCTATTGACACAGGGACTCCGATAAGCCCGAACATCGCATACGCAAATGTTCTGAGATACAACTATCCCGGGAATAGATTCGAGTACTTGCAGGGGAGTTCGCATGACATAAATATTGTTAACAGAATCAGAAATAGTGTTCATGGAGGCATAGACATATTATTCATTGACGGAGGCCATTCATTTGCCGATGCCACTCAGGACTTTGAGATGTATTCAGGGATGGTAAAGCAGGGAGGATATATAGTATTTGATGATTATATGGACAGTCAGTTCAGTCCCGAAGTGAGACCTGCCATTGATAGAATAATCTCATACATGGGTGATAGATACGAGATAATCGGGTGTATGAAAAACGAAATAGGAGCACCACCCGCTACTGTATTGGAAAGTAACTGTTTTATTCTTAGAAAGAATATAGCCAAAATAGGAGTAATTATTGCAACCTATCAAAGACCAGACGGAAAAACACCTTCATATCTCAGGAGGGCACTTGCAAGTGTGCATTCTCAGACATTTAAAAACTTTCAAGTATATGTCATTGGAGATCACTATGATAATGACATGGAACTAAAAACCATAATAGCGCCATACCCAAATGTAACTTGCGTTAATCTCCCTCATTCCATTGAGAGAGAGAAGTACAAAATGGGAGATATGAAGTTATGGTGTAGTGGAGGATTGACTGCATTTATTACCGGAATAAACTACGCATTAAGTGATAGGATTCAGTACATCTGTCATTTAGACCATGATGATCATTGGGAAAATAATCACTTGGAACTCATTAATCGGGTTATTGACGAAAAAAATCCATTGTTTATCTGCACTATGTCAAGTTACAGTAATATTCATTTGCCATATAAACCGATAACAAATGAAGTAGAAGAATTTCTTCCAGTTCCGGGAGGGATGATCGCATCCAGTTCTTGTGTTAAGTATTCTGATACCTCATTACGTTACAGAGATGTGTTTGAAGCCACAGGAACTTCAAATCCAGGGGACGCTGATCTTTGGACCAGACTTTCGGAAGAAATGAAGCAAACAGGTAAAAAAGGATATCTTATAAAAACACTTACTTGTCATCATGACGAGGAGGGATACGCATTACGTGGAAAATGAATCATCTTGCACTCTTAAAACGGTATTACAAAGAAGTTGATCCTCAGATACTATCACAGTATCAGGATGCAGAGAAGAGTGTATTCGTTAATACGGATGACAAAGACCTAACTCCAATAGAGATTGATCTGCCATTGCCCCCGGACCCGCATCTTATAGATAATTTCGGATTACCTGCCAGAGAACAGATGTGGCATCCTCCAAAATTACCAAAGAGATTAAAGGAATTGCAGTCTAAACATGAAACTCTGGATGAGATATGGGAGCAACTGGAAGAACACAAGGATATATATACGGAAGAAATAGAGTTCATTGAGTTACAATGGAAACGGAGGCTTAATGGTTATTGGTTTTACAACAATGGAGTTCCGACATATATTGACGGATGGCATTACTTCTATTGCGGATGGTGGAATATTGATGTTGGGTTGCCAAAATACAGGGACAGAGACCGTAGATTCTTTTTATTTGCCAGAAAAATATACACCGAAACCAAAGCACCAAGAGTAGATGCCAATGGGAAAGCAATAAGAGACAAGGATGGAAAGTATGAATGGGTTGACTTTGGAAGAAGGTTATTCTTTGGATTCAATTATGCTAAGCACCGTAGGGAAGGAGCAACATATAAGGCCGAGTGCATTAACTACGAGATCATAAGCAGAACAATGGGAGCCTTCGGAGGGATTCAGTCCATGAATGATGTTCAGGCTCGCAAATGCTTTCTTAGACACCTTGTTGCACCATGGAAAAAATTACCTTTTTTCTTTAAACCAAGTTACGAGGGTTCCACATCTCCAAAAACAGAACTTTCATTTTCACCTCCGGCAACCAGACTATCCTCAAAAGGAGCATTATCTAAGTCTGACTTAGGACTTGAATCCGGTATTAATTACGAAATGGCAGACCCATCGGCTTATGATGGAGATAAATTATACTTCCATCACGATGACGAGGTTGGAAAACTTAAAAAAGGACTCTCTTGTTGGGACCGGCACGCAGTTGTAAAGGAATGTCTTGTAATGGGAGGTGATATAATCGGGTTCACCATAAAGACCTCAACCGTTGGAGAGATGGAGAAAGGAGGAGGAAAGGCATTCAAGGATCAGTGTAATATGAGTAAATATTATGAACGGAACCCGAATGGACAAACCAAATCTGGTCTTGCAAACTTATTTATCCCTGCTGATGATGGATTACAAGGATTTATTGATCCATACGGAATGAGCATCAAAGGAACACCAAATAAGATGCAATCGGAATATATCGGAAGAAAAATTGGAGCACATGAATATTTGCTTAATATACGCAAGGGGTATGAATCTGATCAGGAAAAGTTATCGGAAAACATAAGACTGTATCCTATCCGGTTTGCAGAATGTTTCAGGACCGCTTCTAAATCGTCAGGATTCAATATGAATAAACTTGAAAATTATATTGATAATCTGACTTTTTCGAGACAGGATATCGCGATAGGTAGTTTTGCATGGAAAGATAATATTAGGGATTCCAGAGTAGTATTCATACCCAATGCACAGGGCAAATTTAGGCTTAGTCAACAACTTAACGATAATGAATCTAATAAGTGGTTCCGAAATGATGATGGATTAATTGAACCCGCGAACACACATTGGGGAGTAGCCGGAGGAGACCCTTTCAAATTTAATATCACAGAGGGAAACAGAAAATCAAAGGGAGGAGGAGCTGTTGTAAGAAAGGGCAAAATCAGAGACGGTGACTTTTCGATGAAGCGAAAGTTTGTCTGCACCTATGCCCAACGAACTTTTGATAAAAACATCTATGCGGAAGATATGCTTATGATGTGTGTGTATTATGGTGTGAAAATGTTTCCTGAAATAGATGTCCCGTTGCTTTGGGATTATTTTGTCGAAAGAGGATATTCCGAATACTTGCTTTTCAAGATTGATCCTAAAACTTTTGAGATAAATAAAACACCAGGGACAACCGCTAATAAAGTAAAGCAGGACATTTTCACGGAGTATATGACATGGATTGAAAATGAAGCAGACGTGGAGACGCATATTGAAGTCCTTGAAGAATGTAGGGATATTGACGGACCAGAAGATATGACTAATTATGACTTATTTACAGCTGGAGGGTACGCATTACTTGGAACGCGCGGAGTTTATGATGAGATAGAGGAATTGAACGAGAAGGAATACGTGCTTGACAACTTCTTTCAAAAAAGGACTTACAGTTAAGAGATAAAATATTAACTTTGTTGAAAATCTTTTAATAGATGCCAGTTTCGCTCGAGAAATACACCAAAGGAGGTTATCCGTTTCCTCACGATGACATTAATCCCGAAGAGAAAAATGAAGAATGGGGAAAAAAGTGGTGCGAAGCCATGTATTCAAGATGGAAGACAGGCAAAACAGCCATCCCGTTTTCAACTATAAGTGAGTTTGCATCATTGCGACAACTGGCAGACGGGAAACAAGATCCCAGACAATATCAAAAAATACTACTTGAAATAGCCGACCCGAGTGCAAAGATGACAGGGTATATGAATATCAATTGGGATATATTCTCTGTCATGCCAAAATTTTTACGCGTAGTGGAGGGTATGTTAGAGCAAACCGACCATCAGGTAGTAGCCACCGCAGTTGATCCGTCAAGTACAGAAGAGAAAGAGTCTGCAAAACTGGACATGCAGTATCGGATGAAATTCAAGGAAATCCTCAATTACATAGATCAGTCAATGGGAATTGATCGTACTGGCGAATACGTACCTGAATCAATGGAAGAATTGAATTTGTACGAAGGGGCCGGAGGATTCAAACTCGCGAAGGAAATTGAGATTGAACAGGGACTTGATTACACGTTTTACATATCTGCATGGAAGGAAATAAAGAGGCAAATCATCAGAGACCTTTGTGTTATAAATTGTGCAGCGACTAAAGACTATACTGATCAATACACCAAGAAAGTAAAGGTAAGATACGTTGATCCTGCAGTTTTTGTTGGTCAATATTCAAAAGCAGTTGATCATAAAAACATGGAGTATGCGGGAGAAATAATCCAGATACTTGTCTCCGATCTCCGTAAATTAAATCCTGACGTAAAAGAGGAAGAATTAATTGCATTGGCGAAGGAATACGAGGGAATGAATGGTAATCCTGAATTGAGTTCCTATATGTACAGTACGGATACAAAGTCAGGCACTTATGACGGGTTCCTTGTTGATGTGATGGATTGTGAATGGTTTTCAGTAAATAGTCGCTACCGGACTACACGTACAACGCAATATGGCACTGAGTTGACTTATGATGAAGAATGGGGAAAAGTTCACAACACCGATAAGAAAAAGACCGAAAAATTTGATATTAAGGTTGTTTATAAATGCAAATGGATTATAGGGACGGATCACGTGTACGATTTCGGATTGCAGTATGACATACCACGCCCGGGAAAGAAAGAAGTAGAACTATCTTATCATCTTTATAAATTGCCGTATCGGTCACTTGTAAGTCTATCGGAATCACACCTACATCAAATAGCCTTAACTTATTGTAAACTACAAAATGCTATTGCGATGGCATCGCCTCCCGGTATTGCCATTGAATTTACCTCTTTGCAAAATATGACTCTTGGGAAGAACAAAATGGAACCTCTTGAGATTC